ACTATTGGGTTCGAGAAAACCGTTCAAGATCGCAAGGATGGCGGGTTCGAGGTTGGTTGGCTCGTCCAAGAGGATCACGGTAGAGGGGTGCGTGTACCCCATGAGGAAGTCTTTCTTCTCAAACTTAGTACCGTTCACAGGGTCATAGCCTGTAGCACCGATGAAGTCTTCCACTTGCGTTTGCTTGGTGAAGTTTATGCGTTTAAACGCACGACCTGTGTAGCCCGCAAAGTTGCGAGCGGACTCGCTCTTGCCTGTGCCTTTGTCACCGCCCATCCACAGGGGGGACTCAGTCACGTCAGCCAAGAGGAAGTGACGCAAGACCTTCTCAGTCCACACAAAGTAAGGATCGATGGCGGGGGCAGAGGGGTCATTCCAAATGCGAACCATCACAGGGTTGCCCTTGGGGTCTAGCACCTCGACACCGAACACGTCCTTGGCAGACTTGGTATCGGTCACGTAGACACTCGCAAGGTCAGCGACAGTGGCTTGTACACCCGCTGTCTCGACTGCCGTCTTGAACGGTGCGAATGCGTCAGCGACTACCTTGTTGACAGCACGTGTGATCGCATCATCATCGATGTTGACTGCCCCGATGGCGGTCTCCGCATTGTCAAGTCGTGACTGCACTTTGCCCAGTGCTTTTTGGGAATCGGTTATCAAAACTGCTAGTGTGCTGATCTGACTCATTGCATCGGCACGTGCGCTGTTGGCTTTTTGCAGTGCGTCGAGGGCGGTTGTCTCTGCACGTGATGCGACAGCGGACGTTGCGTCCAGTTGTGCGCCAAGGGCGGGGTCACCCGACGGAGGGGTTGGCTGATAGGGGGTTGACTTGCGGATCGCTTCAATGCCCACGTCAGGTTGTGAGTGGTAATTGTCGATCACGTAGTCGGTGAGGGTGTCGATCTCTTGGATCGGGGTAAGGTTCGTGCCGTGACCTAGCAGATTCAAAGCCCCCTTGCGAACGGCAGAGGGGATGCGAGATATTTCGGTGCGAACTACGGTGCGTGTGGATGCGGACATTGTCATTACTCCTGTATGTTTAAACGGTGAAGAGATCGCCATCGACTGGGCATGTAGGCAGTCCATAGGATGCCCATTTCGAGGTCAGTCGCACGGTGTACCCGCAAGAGGGGCAGTAGGCTTTCAGCATGCGTGTGCCTTGTTTTTTCTTATTGTTGAATGACAACTCAGCGTGGGGGTATGCACCCAGTGAGTCGATAATTTCACCGTAGGCTTGCACGAAACCGTTGGCAGACTTAGTCGCACCCCATGCGTTGCGCTTGGCGGGGTTGACAGGTTCGAGCAACATGGCAGATGCTATTTTTTGGAAGTTGACACCGTGATTAAATGACCCCTTGGCGGTGTGGCACAACTCATGGATCACAACCTCAAATACTTTTTGGGGGTCAGCAATGACAGGGGAGATCAGGATCTCATAGGTTTTGTCAGCGGATGCGGAGTCGATCCAACATTCACCGATAGCACCTGACCGTCTAGCGTCAGAGGGGAAACCGCAAGTCAAGCGGATATTGGAGGGGAGTTTTGCACCCGCAACTTCAAAGGCGGGGCGTAGTTCGTTGTGGGCGGTAGTTAACCACTGCTCACGTGTGGGATGGATGCTAGGCAATGTCATAAGGTCTCCAATTAAGTAGCAAAATTACTACTGCAAAGCCCCCAACAGGGGCTTCACGGTATTAACTTACGGTGCTATGCAATCCTCTTCATTCACTTCACCGATTTCACAAATTACATCAGCCCATTTGTCCAGTGGCTTGTCTGTCAGGGCATCGATCAACTGATAGCCCTCAAGAACACCGCCACGCTCAAACAACCAGTGAACGTATTGATAGACGCTCATTGCTCTAGTGCAAGCATTCCAGTTGTAGGCACTGGGGTTCTTTACGTAAGACTTCTGTACTGTCTGCAATTTAAACTTAGCCCATTTGGTAACTGCTAAAGGGGTGAGTATTTGTTCCATGTTGTCGCATCCTTTTTTACTGTCTGGCGAAAGTGCCAAGTTGGATTGTAATATTGTTTGTCAAGACCATGCAATAGTTACCTGAGTAAACCGTAGGGGTATTAATTAGGATGGGTTTAGGGGTTTTGGTCTGCTCTTATTAGTGGTAGTGTTGAGTAGTACTAAAGCAATCAAAAGACAGAATGAATACTATAGTTACACCGACCGATTTAAAGGCTCAGGAAGGGGTCTAAAGTGATTTAGGCGGGGTAGGTATAGGCAAGGAAAATTGAGGGGCTTCCTGACAATGTGTAAGCATTTCGTTTAACAAAGTTATCCACACTGATGTGGATAAGTCTGTTGACAAGTGAAGTTATGCACACCCCTGTGGATAAGTGATATAGTGCTGTGCATGCGAACAGTGTGTACAGAACACCAGTGTTGCAAATAAGTCACGTTGCAAGTTAACAACAGGGGGATCGATTATGGAAAAGACAACTAGAGAAGAGTACTTGAGGGCATTGGAGGAAAGCGACGATACAGATCAAATTGATAAAGATGAAAACCCCGAACTAAGCGTAGCGGAACGGTTGGCGCATTCAGCAGATGCACCAAGAAGAAGAGTAGATGGGGCAGTAATAACAAGTGATAGATATAGACCACTAACAGCAAGTCAAACAGCATTTGTCTATGGCGTTGTACAGGGGAAGACACTCAAACAAGCATATAAAGACGCATACCCAAACGACAACTCTACCGATCAGGGTATCAGTGCCAATGCTAATAGGCTGTTTAAACATCCTAAGGTGCAAGACATGTTGCAAGACGCATGGGGCGAGATCGCAGAAAACCTTGTGGAGGATATGACAGCGACGAAAAGATATGTAATGAAACAGTTGTTGGAACAGAGTAAGACCGCCAAACAAGAAGGCTCAAAGATAAAGTGCCTAGAACTACTGGGCAAAGCATCGGGCTTGTTTACACAGGCAGAAGTGAAAGACGAAAGAGCAGTCAGTGCCGATCAACTCAAAGGCGAACTAGCAAAGTACCTACGCACGTTGAAGAGAACAACTGGCATCAGTGACGTGGAGAGCAGAGCAGTTTAAACGCTAGGGGTGCTTGCGTGTTTAAACGGTGATGGCGTTCACCCACCGTCCCGCCACACCCCGCTGTGCATGAGCGACCACCCGCTTACGTATACGCTCTAATTCACACATACCCCCACCTGCTCTTTGCAATTAGAACGTTCTCATATCTCTAGCCCCACAGGAACACCCCCCCATGCTTTTTAAATCCAAGACCCCGGGGGTATATATATTTTTGTTTAAACACTTGCGAACGTTCGTATATGCGTTTAAACTACCCCTATGACAAAGCGCAGTGAGTTAGTTCTGGACTTTATAAAGGCATACATGAAGATTCATGGGGTACCGCCGTCTTACGAAGTTATTGCCAAAGGGCTTGGCTTAAAAGCCAAGTCCAATATCCATAGGATTGTCCATAAGCTACAAGAAGAAGGCTTTGTTCAGATGAAGCCTTACAAGTTTCATTCGATTAGGCTTGTGGATAAGTCGGCTAAAGAGATGGCTTCCCTCTAATGCTTACATCCGTAGAGATTGAAGAATACCTACAGATAGCCGATTCGGTCTCTGAGAAAGACCGTAAGAAGATTATTCGATTACTAGAGGCAGACAGAGACAACCGATGTAGGGATTCCTTCATCGCTTTCGTGGAACACATGTGGCCTGTATTTATATCGGGTAAACACCACAAAATAATGGCAGATGCCTTTGAGAGAGTTGCCAAGGGTGAGTTAAAGAGATTAATCATCAACATGCCTCCAAGGCATACGAAGTCAGAGTTTGCGTCTTATCTGCTTCCAGCGTGGTTTCTGGGTAAGTTTCCGCATAAGAAGATCATCCAGACCGCCCACACCGCCGAGTTAGCTGTCGGCTTTGGCCGTAAGGTTAGAAACTTAGTCTCCTCTGACGCATATGCACGTGTATTCACGACAGTTCTATCATCTGATTCAAAGGCAGCAGGACGCTGGAACACCGACGTAGGTGGAGATTACTTCGCTATCGGCGTAGGAGGTGCCGTTACAGGTAAGGGTGCTGATCTATTGATCATTGATGACCCGCATTCTGAGCAGGAAGCCAAGCAAGGTAACCCTGCCGTCTATGACAACGTCTATGAGTGGTATACATCTGGCCCGCGTCAGCGTTTACAGCCGGGCGGGGCCATCATTATTGTTATGACGCGCTGGTCTAAGCGAGATTTAACAGGGCAGATCCTAAAGAATTCATCCAAAGACGGCGTAGATGAGTGGGAAGTTATCGATTTCCCCGCCATTCTCCCGTCAGGAACACCCTTATGGCCTGCCTTCTGGAAAAAGGAAGAGTTAGAAGCCCTAAAAGCTGAACTTCCAGTCTCTAAGTGGGAGGCGCAGTATCAACAGAACCCAACATCCGAAGAAGGCGCGATTATTAAGCGTGATCAGTGGAGGATTTGGGAGCAAGAAGATGCCCCGTCCTGTGAATACATCATCCAATCTTGGGATACAGCGTTCGAGAAACACAACCGCGCCGACTACTCAGCATGCACAACATGGGGAGTGTTTTATCACCCAGATAATGACGGCACATCCAAGCCAAACATCATCGTTTTAGACTCGTTTAAACAACGCATGGAGTTTCCAGAGTTAAAACAAAAGGCGATGGAGATGTGGAAGCAGTGGAACCCAGATACGCTTATTGTGGAGAAGAAGGCTGCTGGCGCTCCGCTTATCTATGAGCTTCGGAAAATAGGAATTCCGCTCTCGGAGTATACGCCGAGCAAAGGAAACGATAAGATAGCGCGTGTAAACGCAATTTCTGACCTATTTGCGTCGGGCATCGTATGGTGTCCTGAGACCCGCTGGGCTGATGAGTTAATTGAAGAATTAGCATCATTCCCCAACGG